CTTCCACCCTCTCTTCTCGGTAGCCAGAAATCTTCCAGCATTGACATTTGTTTTTTCTGGTCTTCTACTTCACCAGTAGCTGCATTATAAACAACTTTCTGTTTATACTTATCCATAACAGAACGCAAGTATTGTTCTGCTTTTAACTTTGGTAAATTACCAACATCAATATAAAAAATTCTACGTTCTGGAGCTCTTGCTAAACGATAGATAACAAGAGAATCCTCAATCATTCTTAATTGATTGAATGGTTTAATTGCTTTGTAAAGATAACCAATAACTACTTGTTTCTGTGAGTCAATCATACCAGAATGAACATAAGAAACAGCATCAAGTGATACTTTAACTTCTTCATTCATTTTACCACCAGGTAAAAATTGACCTGTATTTTGATCTGGTTTATAAATGAAATATTCATCTATCTCTTTTATAAATTCAACACCAGATACGGTATCTTTTTCTCTTTTTATCTCTCTTACTTTTTTGATGTCAAGAGCATCAATGGGTATTAAAGCTTTAATACCTTCTTTTTGTTTTGTTTTGTCAATAACAATATGATGGTAAAGTTTGCCATCAATATACCATTTCCTAAATGTATCGTAACCTGTTTTATTAAAATCTAAAATCTTAACAAGTCTTTTGAACTCATCAGTAATCTTTTTCTTGATTGACTGGCTTTGTTCTAATTTCTCTAAAGACAGGTTTACAGAAGATTTACCAGTTTCATGCAAAACAGATTCATTTATAACATCCGTGATGGCTAAATCTACTTCTTGTGTCATTGCCATTTCACGATACTTTTGAATTAAAAGATTTTCATCCTTAGCATCAAGATCAGTATTGAGATATGTTCCTACAAAACCTCCACCTTCGACATAGGTAATTGCACCATCATCATTTTCAGGTGTTACAAATGTTTTTTCTGTTTTTTGTTTTGAAACTGTAAATCCAAATAAGTCAAATGCCATATTACTATCCTTTATTCATTATGAAATTAAAGGGGGAAGTTAAACTTCCCCCTTATCAAAAAATTAAGTACTAATACTAAAACCACCAGTACCAGCATTAATATTAACTCCGCCAATACTAGTACTTACATTAAAATCAATATTAGTACCAGAAGAACCAGAAGTATTTATTCCGTCATGGGAACTTGTCCAGTTATTAATAGCAAAGGTAACTTGAAATTCTTCAACAGCATCATTTGTTCCCCAATCTAATTCAATAGCAGCTAAATTTGTTGGGTACATATCTCGGACATAATATGTAGCAATTCCAACTCCACTACGATCTAGTTGTGTAACAATTGCACTACCATATACAGAATTAGAAGAGCCAGAACGAACTGGATTTGTATTATCTTGAATACGATCCATCCATCTTTCAAAAAAAGACCTATTCTGCCAAGCAGCATCGTTAAATACTGTAAGATTCCAATCTTCAAATATTCTATCACCAGGAACTTTCAATTGTCGGCCAAGATAGGGAACATCTATATTACCGATAACAGAAGCGGGAATACTAGCTGCTTTTCCCAAAAATTCCAAGTTTGCAGAACCGATTGATGGTGCGAATACGCTTATTTTGAATTGGTTAGGTCTTACACCACCTTGAAAATTATTTTTAAAATTTGAAATATTGCTCATTGTTTGTTACTCCTTTATTTTAATATATTTATAAGACTTAACCACCGATTTCTGAAAAAGATACATCAGAACGAGAAGCAATAAAATTAAGTTGAATGAAGTTAATAGACCTTGTTGGTTTAACATAAATATCCCCAACAAAATTATTAGTATCAATAACTTGACCTGTGTTATTTGAACTATCACAAACTACTTTAAAGTCTGTAATACCTCTCCGTCCTTGTATTTCTCTTAGAAAAGGAGCAACAATATTTACAAATTGAGCTCTTGTGAACTCATCATTAAACTCAAATAACATTGCTTTAGCAGCATTTGCAATTGCTTTTTCAAGAAGAATGAACAACCTACGAACATTAATACGATCAAATGCAGTTGGTGTTGTTTGCATGGTTTTATCACCAAACAATAAAACACCAGCACCTTGTTGTGTGGTAATTGGATTAACACTAGATTGATAAAGTGTATCACGTTCTGCTTTATTCGGTTCCCAAGAAGTTTTTACAATATTTTTAATTGTACCTCTTGTTAGACCTGCTGGTGAATACCATGCGTCATGGCTTAAATCCGTCCTTGCACATAGACCAGCAATATCAGGATTCATTGGAACATAAAGAAAAAGATCACGATATCGGTCATATTGATATTTCCACGCATTATCCATGACACCATAATTAGAAGAACCAAAACTAGTTTTTTCACTTTGAATATTTGCCACCCTAGTAGATGCAAGTGAATTTACTACTGTGGATTTTTGTGGAGAAACAAATGCTACACAATCCTTTCGTGTAGCAGCAATGTCATCAATAACTTTTTTACCAGTAACCGGATCAGCAGGACCAGTTATGAGTAATGAAACATCTACTGTTTCTGGATCAAGATAAAGTAAATACGCAGCTTCTTCTTGACCAGCAGTTATTGCAGTACCTGCCGCACCACCAGCTAAATGACCACCAATAATTTTTTCTGAATCTGTGTCTCCATTAATTCGTTTAAATGTTGTATTTACACCTTTAAGGCTACCAGCATTTGCAGCAGGACTTGCATCTTCGGACAATGCAGTAATTTCTAATGGAGATCCCAACCAAACATATTTTGATTCGTTTCTTAAAACAGTTCTTACATAATTTGATGAACCATCGAATTTTTTGGAATCACGAGCCTTACTTAGAAAAGCATGTGCTTCCAATACTTCTCCGGCAGTACCAGTAAATAAACCATTTTTATCTATAACCAAAACATGAACTTCATCATTAGAACCACCAGCAGCAGCAACATCCGCTGACGTTCCTGGACCTGAATTAAAAATTGCTCTAAATTTATTTCGTATCGCTATTGTAGGAGCATCAACAATAGTATCACCGGCATCCCAACCAGCAGAATCTAACATATATGCTTCCAAACTATTTCCTAGATCACCAGGATACTTAGCAATAAATAAATTCTTTTCTGTTGCTATTGTATTTTCAAGACCATCATAGTCGTCACCATTTTGTACTACGCGTGCTACTCCAGCAGCACTATCATCTGAACCAGCATGATCTCCAATTACAGCATTTATTGCATTATTTACAGCTCTTACTACCAATAAATTATTTGAATATGCTAGGTAATTGGCAGCTGACCAAAAATATTCTGCTGTAGCATCATCTGGCTCACCAAATGTTTTTACTAATTCGTTCTCTGTTGTTATTGTAATTCTCTCTAAAACTGGGCCCCATTGGAATTGACCAGCAAAAGCACCAATAGTTGTAGCAACATTGGGTACTACTGTTGTCAAGTCTCTTTCTGTAACTTGTACGCCTGGGCTTACTTGAAATGGCATTTTATTCTCCTTTACAATTAATTACATTTTTTATATTAATATATTTTTTCATCAATTGCATAATTTATTTTACTGTTTCCCATATTGTTCCATCTGAGTCTATTTCATATTCTTTCTGGTTTAAGCCATTGTCAATAATTCCAAACGGTGTAGTTAAATCTTCTAATTGATTCATTTGATTTTGATACAAATTATCTCTTATGTTTTGATTGCTTAAATCTTTAAAATATTGTTGATCTACTAACCAAGCAAACAACACCATTGTTATCACTAAATCGTCATTAGTTCCGTCTTCACCAGCAAAAGTTTCACCAGTAGCAATAAATGTTGTTAGTTCTGTTATAATATCGTAGTCGTTGAATAAGAGTTTATTTTCTTCAATTAGTGATTTTAAATTTGAACAACCTAATTTTTTCATAGATTTGGTTGTTCTTACACCAAATACAGATTCCCTCTTTGCACCACTACTCAATTGTTGGCCGTGTCTTCCATACCATGATGTTGAATACAAATGCTCATACTCTAAATCGTGGTGTAGAACGTCAGCAACCTGTGAACCAATGTCGTTTATTTCTACTAAAATATACGCATAATTATATCTCTTTCCAATAGTATTTATAATATTGGGGAAGTGTAGGGGTGCTACGGTGTTATTTCGGTATTTTGCCACTATTTTGTACGGAATTTCGGTAATATCGAACACCGAAAAGGCAGAATAGTCCTGTCCTTGTCCTCTAGCCACGTCAACTGTGATAGTATATGTATGCCCATCAATCGGCTCTTCATGTACATCTAAACTCTCTCTGGAGAAAATAGGATCATTATATGACATTTCTTGCAGTCTTTCGGTAGAAATTAGAGTATTTGTGGAGCCCAAAAACTCTGCTTCATACTCCTGCCTGAAAGCATCTTCACCGATTGTCGATACAGTTCTTTTATGCCATGCTTCATCTCGGCCCGGAACATTTGACCAATGTACTTTGAATGGGAAAAATGTATTATTTCCTTCCTCAGCATCATTCCAAAATTTATAGAATAAATTAAATCCATTTGGAGTAGATACAATAATAACCTTTGTTTCTTTACCAGACGAAATTGTAGGATAAACTGAGCGTATGAATTCGGATGCGATGTGTCTTTGAACGTGGGCAAACTCATCAAGGAGAATACAAGAAAATGAAAATCCACGGATTG